CCCCGCTGACGTCTCCGCCCGCGGAGAAGGACATGCTGGTCACCGTCGTGCAGGTCCATCAGCCGGGCGGTGACCTGGCCCTGCTGAACCGTCAGTGGCGCGTCCAGGACCCCGGCGGTGTCGGCACGCTGGGCGTGGTGCGGACCACGGCCATCGACCAGATCCAGCAGACCCGGGAGGTGTGATGGACCTGGCCGATCTCTCCGACCGCCTGGACACGGCAGCCGACCGCGTCGGGCCGGAGGTGAACCGCACCGTGCAGCAGCAGGGACGCCTCCTCAAGGCGCTCATCATGGAGCGCGCCTCGGGCAGGCCCGGGCCGAACGTCATCTCCGGCGACTACCGCGGATCGTGGCAGCCCGAGCCGTTCGCGGTGCCGGACGGCGGGGGCGTCACGGTCGGCACCCGCGAACCTCAGGGCCGGCGCCTGGAGTACGGCTACATGAACATGTACGACAGCCTCGGCCGGTTCTTCCGGCAGCCGCCGTTCCCGCACGTGGGGCCGTCGGTGAACGAGCTGGAGGAGAACATCATCGATCCGTTCAAGGCGGCCTGCGACCGCATCTTCGGGAGCTGACGTGATCGACCGCGAGCCCGTCACCCAGGCGTTCATCGCCCTGCTGGCAACCCTCACCGGACGGCCGGTGGGGGAGCGCACGATCCCCCTGGACCCGGCCACCAAGCAGCCCATGCCGCCTCCGTACACGATCGTCGACCCGCTGGACTTCTCCAGCAGCGACGGCACGCTGGCCGACCGGCACGCCACAGCGATCGACAACTACCAGGCCACCTACGTGTCCGGGCCCCAGCCCGCGCAGCCCGACAGCCGAGGCGGCGGACGGCAGTCGCAGTGGCTGGCCGACAAGGGCCGCCGCGTCATCGAACGCCCGGCCGACGGAAGCCCCGGTTACCTGCACCCCCTGACCATCGACGGCGTCAACTGCTGGCACCGGGAGGCTCGGGAGGCCGGGGGAACGTCTGACCCCACAGATGCAATCATCGGTTCAGTGATCCGTTACCGGCTCTTCCTCCAGGAGGAGACCGACGCCTGACCCCTTTTCAGGGCGGGCATCACCGCACCGCGGCGGGACCCCACGCGGACGCCACCCACACGGGTGGCCGCCACACCAACACGTGTAGCAGGGGCCCCCTCTTGGCCCCTATCCGCGAGGGGCCACCATGAGGTTCAACCGCAAGGGCATCACCAAATTCAAGTTCCTGCCGACGATCGCATCGACGGCACTTCTGCCGACCCGTGCCGAGATCGGCGCAGGAAACGACCTGACTGACGGCATCCACACCGTCGACGGCTGGAACCTCGAGAACCAGCCCATCGAGACACCCGACATGGGGTCCACGTTCGTTCCCAAGATCGACGGCGACGACCAGGCCGCCGACAGCTCCCTGGGCTTCTACGAGGACAACACCCTCGACGACATCGAGACCGACCTGGCCAAGGGCACCACCGGCTTCATGTGCGTCTTCTCCAAGGGAGACGTGCCCGGGGGTAAGGGCTTGGAGGTCTTCCCCGTGAAGGTCGCCTCCAACTCCAAGGGCTACAGCACGGACAACGAGGCCGCGAAGATCAACGTGCAGTTCGTCATCACCGAACGGCCGCTGCAGAACGCCACCATCCCGGCCGCGGGCACGGACGAAGTCCAGACGGTCACCGTCACCGGCACGCCGACCGGCGGCACGTACACGCTGACGTTCTCCGGCCAGACCACCGCCGGCATCGCGTTCGACGCCGCGGCGGCCGCAGTGCAGTCCGCGCTCGTGGCCCTCTCCAACCTGGCGCCCGGCGACGTGGTGTGTGCGGGCGGCCCTCACCCGGGAACCCCGGTCACGGTCACTTTCGGCGGCGCCTACGACGGTGTCGACGTCCCGCAGATGACCGCATCGGCAGCTGGCCTGACCGGCGGTACCAGCCCGGCCGTCGCCGTCACCACGACCACACCCGGCGGCTGATCCTAGATCCTCCCCTTCAAGCCCCCGGCCGGGCCCCGGCGTACTCGGGAAGGGCGCCGCGCGCGCCCGGCCGGGCCTTCCCCCTTCGGAGACCCGATGACCGGCAAGACCCCCGCACAGCAGTGGGCCGACAAGCAGAGGCGCCTGGCCGCGCTGAAGCCGTCCCTGGCCGTCTTCACCATCTGCGACGACTCCAGCCTGCGTATACGCCTCGCCGACACCAAGGCGGAACTGGTCGACGCGGAGGACAAGCTGGCCCACCTGACCGAGGACCAGGAGCCGTACCGGCCGCGGTACGAGCAGCGTCTCCAGGAGGCCCGCACCGCCCAGGAGGAGGCGCAGGCCGCGTTCGACGCCAAGGCCATCCAGCTGACCTTCAAGGCGGTGCCCCGCGACCAGCTGCGTGACCTGCTGGCCAAGCACCCGCCCACGGATGAGCAGGAGGCCGAGGGGCAGGAGTTCGCCGACGCCTTCATGCCCGACCTGATCTCCGCCGCATCCGTGGACGGCATGCCGGTCGACGATGCCCGCCAATACCTGGAGACCTGGCAGCACGCCGACGCCCGCGACCTGTGGGAGGCCGCCTGGGGAGTCCAGCACACCAAGCGGACCGACCTGGGAAAAGGCTGACCGACGATGCCAAGCTGCGCGCCGAACTTGAACTGTGCGACCGGTGGGGCATCCCGCACAGCCAGTTCCGCGGCCACGGCGACGGCACCTGGTCGGACCTGGACCGCCGCAAGGCCCTCGCCTACGCGGCGTTCAGCCGCACGGTGTGCCGGTCGTGCGGCACGCGTGAAGCCGAGTGGGACGAAGAGGCGGGCGGCGACGAGGACGCCTACCGCACGACCACTCGCCGCTGCGTCGGCTGCCAGCTGGTTGCGGACGCCCAGAAGCAGATCCCGCAGGGAGACGAGGGACACGGGGTGAAGGTCCTCCTCCTCCCGACCGCGGTGCACGCGGCCCTGCAGGTCCAGCGCACCCACACCAGCCACCACTAGATCGGGAAGGAGGAGACCACGGTGTCCGAGTGGAATCTGTCGGTACGTCTCACCGGCCAGGGGTCCAGCGCAACCCGCATGCTGCGGAAGGTCTCCTCCGATGCCCGGGACGCCGACCAGGCTATCCAGAGCCTGCGCGCCGAGATCAGCGGTCTGCGCCAGGACGCCCGCAACGGCATCAAGGTGCGCCTGGACATCGACGCGGGCAACCTGCGCGCCGATGTCCAGGCGGCTCTGTCGGTCGCCGGGTCCGGGCAGGGCATCACCACCCGACTCGACATCGACACCGCGCACCTGCGGGCCGAAGTTGAGGCCGCGCTCACCGCCGCAGGCTCCGGCCAGGGCCTTGCGGTGCGCCTCGATGTCGACGCCGCCCACCTGCGCGACGACGTTCAGACCGCCCTCACCACGGCCGGCGCCGGACAGGCCCTGTCCGTACGCCTCGATGTGGACGCCAGCCAACTGCGGGCCGACGTGCAGGCCGCCCTGGGCAGCGCGGGCGCAGGCCAGGGCCTGGACATCGCCCTGCACCTCACGAACACGATGCAGCTGCGCCGGGACGTACAGAACGCCGTCCGCTGGGCCGCCTGGGGCCACCGCATCGAAATCCCCCTCGTGCTGCGCAACCCCAACGCATTGCGCGCCCAGGTCACTGCCGCCGTCCGGGCGGCAGCCCTGAACCAGCGGATCCGTATCCCCGTCACCGCCGACACCAGCCGCCTGCGCACCGACGTCACCAGCCTGAACCGCACCCTGAACCGGGCCGGACAGTCCGCCGGTGAGGGCTTCCAGGGTTCCACCAAAGACTTGGCGCTGTTCGCGGCCGCGCTGCTGCCGATCGCCGCCGGCGCGGTGCCCGTCGCCACCAACCTGCTGGCCGCAGGCGCAGGCGCGGCCGCCTTCGGAATCGCCATTGCCGGGCAGCTGGCCAGCCTCGGCCAAGCAGCCGAAGCACAGAAGAAGCTCGACGACGCGATCGCCGAACACGGGCCCGCCTCAGCGGAGGCCGCCAAGGCGTCCGAGGCCCAGCAGCGGGCCATCGCCAAACTCCCCCCGGCCACCAGGGAGGCCGCCGCCGCATACGCGCAGCTGAAGGACGACTACCAGGATTTCTCCGACGCACTCGCCGACGACACCATGCCGGTCGCCACCCACGGCATGCAGATCATGTCGACGATCCTGCCCAAGCTGGCGCCGATGGCGGCCGGTGCGGCCGACGAGTTCGACCGGCTGTTCACCTACCTCGCCGGGAAAATCAACACCCCCGGGTTCGACCGGCTCATGGACCGCCTGGAGAACGCCTCCACCGGCGCCCTCCACGACATCGTCAACGGCGTCATCAGTCTGTCCGAGGCCTCCGACAATTTTGACGGCGGCGGCGACGTGCAGGAGTTCCTGCGCTACGCCCGCGAGAACGGCCCCCTGGTAGCGGAGACCGTCCGCAACCTGGCCATGGCGCTCATGCACCTGCTGGCCGCGTCCGCCGACACCGGAATCAGCCTCCTGTCCATCGCCAACGCCCTGGCCAAGGTCGTCAACGCCGTCCCCACCGAAGCCCTCAGCACCTTCCTGCAGCTCTACACGGCGTTCAAGCTGGTCTCCCTCGGCGCGGCCGCCCTGACCGCGGTCACCGGATCCCGGGCGGCCGCGGGCCTGTCCGCGTTCGTGCGCTCCGCCCAGTTCGGCGGCGTCGGCGCGGCCGTCGCCGGCGTCACGCAGCGCATGAGCACCCTGCAGAAGGTCGCCGGCAGCCTCGGCGTGCTGGCCGTCGTCGCGATCGGAATCGACGAACTCGCCAAGAAGGCCCGCGGTGCGCCCCCGGACGTCGACCGGCTGGCCGACAGCCTGAAGCATCTGTCCACCACCGGAAAGTTCACCGGCGAGCTGCAAAAGACCTTTGGCGACATGGACGGCTTCATCGCCAAGGTCGGAAAGCTCCGTACGGAGTCCAAGGCGATGGAGGACGTAAAACCGTTCCTCGCATTCACAGGGCTGGGGGCGTTCGCTGACGACGCCGTCAGCAAGGTCGACGACCTGGTCCGCGGCACGGAATCCCTCGGGGCCACCAAGGACGACTTCAAGGCCTTCGATGAGTCGTTGGCTTCCCTGGTGAAGGGCGGTGACGCGAAGGTCGCGGCGGAGGAGTTCCAGCGGTTCGAGACCGCGTTGCGCGGCGCCGGACTGTCCACCAAAGAGATCAACGAACTGATCCCGCAGTACAAGAACAGTGTCGCGGCCCTGAAGGATGAGCAGGAGATCGCCGCGCGCGGCATGGGGTTGTTCGGGCAGCAGGCCATCGACACCAAGTCGAAGCTGGACGCGCAGAAGGCTTCCGCCGACGGGCTCAGGCAGTCCATCCAGGCCCTCAACGACGTGAACCGGGCCGGCGGGTCCGCGATGGCGGCGTTCGAGCAGTCCATCGACGACGTCACCGCAGCGGTCGGAAAGCACGCGGGCGCCCTGAAGATGTCCGGCGGCGAACTCGACCTGGGAACGGACAAGGCCCGCGAGGCCGAGAAGGCCCTCTCCACCCTGGCCGCGAACACCGACGCCGCCACCGCAGCAGCCCGCGAGCAGGGCAAGTCCTGGGAGCACATCAACGGCATCTACAAAGAGGGCCGCGACACCTTCATCAAGGCCGCCGACGACATGGGGCTCACCCGGGCCCAGGCCGTCGCGCTCGCGGACGCCTACCTGAAGATCCCCGACAAGAAATCCGTCACCCTGGAGATGCGCACCGAGGACGCGCTGGCAGGCCTCAACTCGGTGATCTCCGCCATCGAGAAGACCCCGAACGCCAAGTCGGTCACCGTGTCCGCGCTCACCAGCGACGCCGTGTCGATGCTGGAAACCCTCGGCTTCAAAGTCGTTCAGCTGAAGGACGGCAAGTTCAAGGTCACCGCAGAGACCGGCACCGCCGGGGCCGGCCTGGACGTCCTGAAGAACAAGCGGGACGGGCTGAAGGACAAGTCCTTTGCGATCAACGCGTCCACGCAGGAGACCATCGCCCAGTTGGAAGGCGTGAAGAAGAAGGTCGCCTCCACCAACGGCAAGACGATCACGATGAAGGCGCCGACCGCGGAGGCCCGCCAGCAGCTCGAGGCCCTGGGCTTCAAAATCAAGTCCACCAAGGGCAAGACCGTCACGGTGTCCGTGCCGACCGGTACGCAGCGTGCGAACGTCGGCTCCCTGGCGTCCGCGATCGCCGGTCTGAGGAACCGCAGTGTGACGGTCACCTACACCACCGTCTACAAGATCAAGGGTAGTCCGGGCGGTCCGCCGTCCGGCACCTACTACGGCTCCACCGCGGGCCGCTCCGCCGACGGCAACATCTACGCCCCCGCCCGCCGCATGCAGCGCTTCGCCGACGGCGGCATGCGCCAGGAGAAGCACGTCGCGCAGATCGCCCAGCCCAACTACCGGATGTGGGCCGAGCCCGAGACGGGCGGGGAGAGCTACATCCCGCTCAGCCGGTCCAAGCGTCCCCGCTCTCGTGCGATCGCCGAGGAGACCGTCCGCCGCCTGGGCGGCAACCCCGACGACATCCAGTGGAACGCCAACGGCTCCGTCACCGACTGGCGTTACGACCCGCAGACCGGGTCCCTGTACTCCGCCTCCGACGCCGGGTCCGCCGGAAATAAGACGAAGAAGGTGAAGGTCAAGGTCAAGGGGAAGACCACGACCAAGGAGGTCTCCTACTTCGACATCGGTGCGGTGGAGAAGAAGCTGATCTCCGCGGGGAAGGCCACCTCCGCCTGGAACCGGGACCTGGAGAAGGTCGCGGAGACCGCGGGCGGAGACGTCGCCGAGGCCCTCGCCTCCATGGGCAAGGACGGCGTCGCGCTCACGAAGAAAATGGCGAACGGCAGCAAGAAGTACATCGCGCAGATGTCGATCGCTCTCAGGCAGCTGTCCAAGACCGCCCGCGCGTCGCTCACCGACTACAAGGTCCAGCTGAACCACGCCACCGGCAACCAGGAGTTGTTTGCAAAGAACTTGGCGAAGCTGGCCGCCCAGGGGTTCGGTGACCTGGCCGGGCAGCTGGCGGCGCAGAACGATGAGGCGGCGCAGCAGTTGGCGGCCACCGCGGCCAGCGACAAGACCAAGGCGGCCGGGGCGAACGCTGCGGCGAAGCGCGCGAACAACGCGCTCAGCCCGGACCAGGTCCAGGACCTGGTGTCCATCATCGCGGCGGTCAAGAACTCCAAGACGGGCATCCACGACGTGGCCGCCACCACCGGCCTGGGCGAGGACGAGATCATCTCCACCGCCACCAAGGCCACCAGCCAGATCAAGACCGCACTCGGGAGCCGCGCCACCCAGTTCCTCGCCGACCTGGTGAAAGCACAGAAGGGCCTGGCGTACGCCAACGGCGGCATCAGGGCGGGCCTGTACGCGACCCGGGCCGGTGCGGTCACCTTCGCCGAGCCGTCCACCGGAGGTGAGGCGTACATCCCCCTGGGGGCGAACAAGAGGCGGCACGCGATGCCGGTGCTGTCGGACGTGGCCGGCCGGTTCGGTGTCGGCCTGACCGACGGCAACTCCGGCCGGGTGGTCATCATCCGCGAACAGGGTCCCCTCGTCGGCTCCCAGACCTGGCAGATCACCTCCGGCGGCAACGCGGAGGACACCGCCCGCAAGGTCGACGCCAACAGCAGCTACCAGCTACGCCGCCTCGCGCGTGGGGGAGTGGGGGCACGCGGATGAGCACACCCATCGAATTGGAGGACGGCCAGCACCAGTTGGGCTCCGTCCTCATCGGCGTCGGAACCGCGGTGCGGATCGCTGCGATCGAGGGCCTTGGGCAGCCGTCCGTACGTACCCAGGACGTGGAGCCGTCCGGCGAGGACGGGCTGTGGATCGGCGCCGACTACTACAGCGGCCGCATGCTGCGGATCGACGCCGGGATCAGCCAGTCCGGCAACCAGGCGGGCGCCCTGGACATGTTGTCCGCGCTGCAGGACGACGCCGACACGGCCGCCGTACGCGGTGCGGGCGGAGTGACGATGAACCTCCGGCTGAAGTTCCCCGGCCGGCCCACCCGGGTCGTCCGCGGACGGCTGCGCAAGCTGGAGCCGGACGTCACCAAGTCCATCCACGGCTGGATCCCCCTGGACATCGAGTTCCAGGGCCAGGACCACCTGTACTACGACGACGAGCCCGACTCGACGTCGATGCCGCTGGGCTCGCTGACCGAGGGCGGGATCACATTCCCGTTGATGTTCCCCTTCGAGATCGCCGGAGACCCCTCCGCGGTCGGCCGCCCGGGATTCCTCCTGGTGGAGGGCAACGCCAACACGTGGCCGGTACTGCGGGTCAACGGGCCGTGCGCCAACCCGACCATCGTCCACGTCGCGTCCGGGCGTCGGCTGACCGTGCAGACCACGCTCTCCGGCGGGGAGTGGGTGGAGATCGACACGCGGCCCGGGTGGCGGACCGTGCTGCGGGAGAACGGCGGCGGCGCCTCCCTCGCCCCCACCTCACGGATCGACCAGTTCGTCCTCACCCCCGGGCTGAACGAGATCCAGTGGAACGCCACCGACCCCACCCTCACTTCCACGCTGGCCGTCACCTGGTGGCCCGCCTACAAGGCTATTTAGGAGACGCCGCTCATGGCACTCGAGACGACCCCAATGGCGGTCACAGGCGGCGAACACACCAGCCAGATGTTCCGCATGATGATGCGCGACCTGGCCCGCGGCAACCAGGGCATCACCGAAGGAAGCCACCTGAAGGTGTCCGCGCTCGGCACCCCCGGCGCAGGAGTTCAGGTCGCGGACGGGTCCGGGATCATCAAGGGCGTCGTCCAGTCTGTCCAGGGCCACTACACCGTCTACAACATCGGCTCCGACACGGTGTCCATCTCCGCGACCGGCGGCACCCCCCGCTCGGACATGCTGGTCCTGCGCGTCATGGACCCCGCCTACGAGGGATCCCTGGACCCCAGCGCGTGTGCGTTCTTCGAGGTCGTCCCGAACGTGTCCTCCACCGCGACCACGGTGCCGGGCGGCTACTCGGCGATCCCGCTGGCCCGTATCGACATCCCCGCCTCCACCGCGACCATCACGAACGCGATGATCGTGGACGTGCGGCAGGTCGCCAACC